GTACAACAAGCCCCATGCTTGACCAAGCGTTTTCTAGTCTGTTAGCTGTAGCTGACTTGTATTGCTCAGATGTACCTCGTAATAGATCTGATACCTTTAATGTCTCATACAATTGCGCTAGAGCTGTTTGCCTGGCTGTTTGAAGCACTTGTAGAGCATTTATATATGGTTCAATGTTAAAGCCTTCTACGCCATTAGAAAGCCCACCACGCTGCTTATAACTAGGCCAGTTAGTGACAGGAATTAGCTTCAAGTCACCAGAAAGGAGCTGTTCTATCTGATCGCCTAATGTAGAGTCATATACGCTATTGGTTCGTATAGCTTGAGTAACTGCATGAATCCGTGTGGTAAGTCTTTCTACTTCGAGAACCTGGTCACGCACATGAGTATAATCAGACACAGGAATAACGGAATCGGGGTCATCAGACTGAGTAATAACTGAGCAAGGATAGAACTTTTCAAACTTAATCGGTGGAGGGCCAGTTTCAATAATCGTCTTTTCACCGTCTTTGGACAACCAATAGACCTTATCAGTAGCCTCACACCAGATCTCGAATACTTCTGCTTTTCCTTCATATTTATCATCCTTCCGTCTTATGCTCTTTTTTATAACTTCGGGATAACTCGTATAGTTTAGCGTATTTGCTACTTCTTGACCAAACATGCTTTCTGCTTTTTCTCGGCTTAGGAAAGCTCGTCTGGCTCGCCACTCTATTTCCGCTTCTGTTCTGGCATCAGAGCAAAAATAATCGTTGTATTGAACAATGTCCAAGATCGCTTTTTCGTCAACCTTGCGCTCAATTTCAGCAGACACCATGACAATGTTAGAGTCAGTTTCGACAGCATTACTCGTATCGCCTTCATATTCTTTACCTTCTGGTGTTACAAGTTTGCCTTCAGGAGTCTTTATAAGTGCAAATTCACTCATAACAGTCTCAAACTTAGGCTCATATCTAGCCCACAAAACAGCTTGACCAGTTAGCAAAAACTGTAATGCAGCAGTATAACCAACCTGATCAAAGCTAAAATGCACATCCATAGCGTATTGTGTGTTTCGCTCTAAAACGACACTACCTAGTTGATACGGCATGCCACCGCTACGCTTTCTGAGGTCAACTTCAGCTTCGGGAGTAGAGCTGTAATAAGCTGGCAAAAGGGTATTGATACAGTACCACCATACATTGATACGACGCTCAACATCGTTCATTACAGTGGCTTGTTTGTTAGCGTTATAAACCTTTATAGATTCTTCAGCTTGTTCTATGAACTTTTTACGTCTTTCTTCAGCTTCGGATATTTGTGCTTTCCACCATTTTGGAGAGTATTTTTCAACTAATGGCTGGACTTGTTTCATATTCGTGCCTGTTTTTGTTTCTTTCGGATTTTGTTTACATAGTCAGCTAAAACAATCACACCTGGTTGTCTAACTGCTTCACTTTGTGTCCATTTAGCATCTATTAGTCGAGCTTTGCAAAGGTAACGCAGGGCATCGCAGTTATGCGATACAATACCATTAGCTAATACGAATGTACTCGTATCTGGAACATTTAGGCAATAGACTTCTTTTTCGGTCGTGGTATAAGCGATGGATTTAATCTTCTTCGCCTTGCAGCCATCTTGCAGTTTTGGTGACAATACTTGCTTTTCTTCCTCATGTGCAGTTTTGTTTGATATTCTGTCTGGCAGAACTGGCATACTAGCGTCACCATAGGCATATTTTTGGCAACTCTTTTTGCATGTTCTGAGTGCCATTCTCGTCCTTGAAGTGATTTGTGCCAGTAACGTGCTTTTGGCACAGCATGTTTTACAAGATTTTTTGCAGCCAATTCTTTTCTTTCTTTGGTCATGTGGCGGCTTAAATGTTCTGAACAATCCAACATTTCCAGGTTCTTTAGCTGATTGTTGCTCCTGTTGTTGTCCTTGTGGTGTATATGTTTTCCCTTGGGTATTGCTCCGTAATGGTATTCCCAAACAGCTCTGTGCAATCTTGTTGAGCCAATGGTTTTGTCTGATTGCCGACTGAAATAATTCCCACAACGGTAATATCGCTGACCGTCGAACTCTTGAATCGTCTCTGAGATTATCTTGACCTTCATATGATACGCAACGTATCAGATCATCATATCTTAAAGAAATAGTTTCTTTAAAGGTACCATCAGCCATCATAAACTTGTGGTCGGGAGTACACTCTACAGAAGAGCCATCTTCAAAGGTTAATGTAACAATTGCAGCTCGTTTATTAGTTATAGAGCCAAAAGCTAGGTGATATTCCCCGTCATGGCTTAATACATAAGTCTTTACGCCATCTAATTGTTTTATAGGTAAAACCCCGTATTTAGTTACAACTTTAGTATCGCCAGTTAAACAGGCATGGTCTGGCCCTGTTGTATCAGCATCTTCAGGTCTTCTTTTATCAATAGCCAGGGAAGGCAGTGTTTCTAGCAAATAAGGACAAGTAGCAAATATATAAAGCAAAGGAGGCTTACCTACCAACCTTTGGCGTATCTGCGCCCAACCTGAGATACGGTCATTATCAGCGGCTTTGAAGCTAGGATGTTTATATTTACCAAAAACCGTATTGAATTGATCGTTAATACTAGGCCCACCATCATGACTAAATATGGATGGATCGGCTACTGCAACCAGATTTTCTCCGACTGAGACGCTAGCGATTCTGTCTGCTTGTTGTTGGTTGTCAACTCCCTTACCATGCATTTCTCGATATATGACAATTGCTCCTTTAGGATACGGCACCTCGTTACCAGCGTCATCCACTCCACTACTAACAGCACCCCAAACAGCAGCAAAAGGACTCCTATAGCCCCAATCGTACCCCAAATATCGGGGCCAGTGTTGAGGCACATTAAAAGGACTAACGATATGTTTAGAGCTAAACTCAGGAAAGTAACTACCTTCATGTATTTCAAAGTCTCCTTCTAGCCAGGCTCGTACAAGCTCTGGACTACCTACCATATGTAATCTATCAACGTATTCAGGGTCTTTAGCTAATAGAATCTGATTGTCGTGTACTCTACTGGGCAAATATATGTAATCAAAATGCTTTCCATTGCCTAACTGCTTTTTAAGTACCTTTTTACCTTTAGGAGCAGGCTTTATAAACATCTCTTTTAGCCAGTGATGCCCTACACCACCAGGGTTAAAAGTAAGTATAATTTGCCCTCCACCTCTTCCTCGCAAAGCACCAAACAGCTTCCAAATACAGCTAGGGTCAGCGTAGTTACCAGCCTCTTCTATAGCGCAATCAGATAGATTCTGCCCTTGATACTTCTCAGCATCACTATCATTAGCTAATGGTCTAAACCTAAGTCTACCGCCATTAAGAAAGGTAAATTGCTTCTTCTGGTCTTGCCAATGAGCTTTAAGAGGTAAATATATCTGTTTAGCTCTTTCTATTAAATCATCTGCCTGGGGTAATTCTTTACGAAAGAATATAGCATTAAAGTCTTTACCTAACTGTTCTTGTTTAATAGCAAACTTACCTAATACCCCGTCAGTCTTTCCACCGCCTCGTGCGCCACCATAGCCTACCAAAGTAATAGGACAATCAATAAGCATAGTTTGTGGGCCTTCCTGTGGTGCCCAAACAATATGCTGATCAATGCTTTCACTTTCGTAATCAGTCATTTCGCTATAACAACTAAATTACTACCAACAATACGATCTACCTTACACTTAGGATTTTGGCAGAAGAAACTAACCTCATCTCGTTTTAAACTAATATGCCCACACTCAGGACATCTCAGTTGTGTCATCATGGATATTAACACCGTGTCTTTTTTCATACTCTGCTCTAGTAATAGCGTTACGCCTAACATGACAGATATAATTACATTTAACCATACCACATTCGATCCGCAACAAACTCGTATAAGCAAACTTGTATTCTAAACAGTTAGGACACTTAAAATACCTCCATACAGGCTTGTTGTATTTATACCGCATTTGTAAAATAATGAAATTAGGGTATTGACACGGTGTTTTGAGAGGGTTACCCTCCCCTAAGAACCCCACCCAAACATTACCTTCTTTCCCCCCCTTCTTACGTTTCCTATAAATCTAATATATTTATATTCTAGTACGCATACAGCGTAGAAACTAACCCCCCTTAATCCCCCCTTTTACAAGTGGGGAAACCTAACTTTCTTCGTCCTCAGTCAAATACTTCTGAACAAACTCATCTTTAGTTAATGGTTTCGCAGATACAACTGCCTTTATCTCGCCTACATGCTCAATAATCTGTTGCTCACTCCAACCTAACTTAGTCTTTAGCAAATGAAGCAATATAGGAGTATTACCATTCATAGCCTCCTCTATAGCCTTCGTCGCTAACCCTCGCTGCATCTCAGCTACTCCAGCTAAATAATCCTCCAAATAATACTTATTCAGTAAATGCTCCCGTAACCCAAATGCTGTCCTTATATTACTCTTACTTAACCCTATCCTGCCCATATTCCGTATCTGCTCCGCCCATACAGGATTCTTCTCGTGCTTGGATACCATCTTATTCTGTGTAGTGCGATCCAACACTATTTCTGGCTCCGAAATTTTTACGCCTTCCTCAGATACAACTTCTGGTTTTAAATCCGTTTCATCCTTCATAGCTTACGCTCCTAATTCGCATTTCTTTATGTGTGATGAAATATACGATTTTTTTATGTGTGAAGAGATATATATGTAACCGGTACTTTTTCTTTTTTCAAATTCGTATATATATCGAAAAACTCAGCTGTGGATTCTAAGTATGCGATATTGTTATACATATATAGTTTACTAGTACCTAAAAACTATTAAGCTATCCACGTAACTAGGCTATCTTACTCAATAATTTCATGAATTGTTCCGGGCTTAGGTCGCTAGCTTCATAGAGAGCCATGATCTCTGCTACTCTGTACATCCGTTTGACCCTCTCACGGTACGTCCAAGCCTTAGCTGAGACGCCAAAGCTCCGCGCCATCCCTGCTATTGTCTCATCCCGTAATTGTCTTACCGCGTGGTAAAGGTTCCCCTTGGGATATGCCTGTGCATGATTAAAGCCTTCTACGCCCCATTTGTACCCCTCTCTCCGCTTCTCTCCTCTCTCCATTCCTCTCCTGTAAATCTCTTCGCCCTACTACTTTATGCATTTACCCATCTGTAAGTATTCTTGCATAGAATCAATCACTTATAAAATACTTAACTTTTTTTACCTTTTTTACGAAACTATACTTGCAAGCAAACATTCTTACATGTAGAATAGGGGTAAGTTAATAACAAAGGAGACACTATGAACCATAAGAGAGAGACTGCTTGGAAAGCAATTAAAACAGTATCAGCCCCATCGATGTATTCTAAGATGCTAGTAACACCGAACGCCGCTTGCGTTTGTTCTAATTGCGTGAGGCGACTCCTCAACGATTATGCCTACGCCATTAAATTCGGATGGTATGATGATGCCAAAGAACCCCTGACCGTCCTTGATATGTCGATGGTGGATGGGGGTGTTCATTGTGATAAGTGTAGCAGTCTAATTAACGACCATGAGTAATTACAGTACAGGGCTACACGCTAGCCCTGACCTGTATTCGCTTAGGAGTACATAACAACAGGAGATACATATGCGCAATTATTTTAAGACAGGCAAACGGCTAGCCATAGCTATAGATAACGCTCATAGGATTGAAGGCTTCGAAGAGTATCTCGAATCCTATCATCTATCGATGTATGATATACAATCGTTTGGCACTATAGAGTACGGATTGCCGTATTACATCGAACCAGTCTCATTGAATAATGTAGATCTAGACAGCGATGAATATGCAGTTGAAGCGATTTTCGGCTATCATATAAGTTGGCCCAACGTTGGCGACACCGTTGAGCTTGCAGGCGGTCAATATAAAGTCATCGATACTTTCCCACTAGGTGCAGAGGTTGAGCTACAGGCCGATGATGGAAAACACTGTCATTATTACATCGGTGAAAGCTATCTCAAAATATATCAAAAAGTAGCGTAACAAGTAATTACAGCGGGCGAGTAGTGACAGTCTCGCTTGCTGTACTCACTTATGGGTACATAACAAAGGAGAAAACACAATGAAAACAACAAAACAACAAGTATTAGAGCAATTCAAAGAGCTATGGACAGAAGCAGTAAAGCACGATCCTACGCTAAAAGGTGATTCTATAGCCAAACGAGAAGCCTTTAACGACTATGTAGACGCACTAAACCAAGATGGGCTTGTATCAGATGATCAGGCTTTTAACTGGAGTAACCCTTTTTAAGAGATCAAACGTCTAAAGACTATTCTACCACCAACCGATGTACTTTAGAGGTGGTAGGGTAGTCTACAAAAGTAAACAATAAACAAAAGGAGAAAACACCATGGGAGAGTATGCAAAATATAAAAACGATCAGATCAAGATAGGCACTTGTGAAACAATGTACTACTTGCGTTATGAAGACCGGCATAAAGTCGGAGCTCTATCGGGCAACGTAGATCCGGCACATCCGGAAGGCTTGCGGTTCCGTTGTCCGATTTACAGCGAAGACGGTATAGAGCCCGGACATTATCAAAGCCATATCAACGAGGGGATCTGGTTGTATGATAAGGATAAGGACTTTGATCTATCTGATTGTGAGCCTGGACGCATTTTCCTTAGAGATGATTCAAGTGGATTGCAAGTGACTGTTCCTTGTTATCACGGAATGAAAACACAAGACCAGGATTATGGAGAGGTGAAACTAGGCTTTAACGGTTACAGACAACCAGCTTATATCAAATATCTAAAGGTTCATGGCGGTCTAGTCGTTCCAGTCATAGCTTGCAAACACTGTAACTCCGAATGGCGTACTACTTGGGGCGAGATATGGGATTTTGTTCCAGTAGCCTTTAGAGGTTGCGATTATAAAGAACGGTTTCACCAGTATTATGTCGCTGAGCTAAAAGCAGAGAAGGCAAGGCTTGAATCTGCTCAAGTATCAGTATGATCTAACCGAGAGATCAACGGACTCCAGGCAACTGGAGTCTATTGATCGCTTGTTATGGGTCGTAAACGTGTAAAAACAAAGGAGAAAAACATAATGAACCATGAAAAACTAAACAATATAGCAGACCGGATGGACGTTTTTATAACGCATCTAGTCTATACAATTGCTTTAGGCATAGGGCTTTACTTAACGCTTACACTCTCAGCATGTTCAGGCTTTGAGCTAGGCGCGAAAGCTGGACTCTACCGAGTCGATGAACGCCAAGAAAGTAGCGCAATGAACAAGCATAATGCCGTACCGCTAAAATGCTACTTTGTTCAGTGTGAACAACCGACTTTGGATCTAAAATAAGGGGAACAAATGAACGTATTAAGCAAAATAAAAGCAGACCTTTTTAGCGTATCGGCTTTAGTCGTAACAGTCTTACACATCTTTATGATCGTTGGTGCTGTTACGTGCTGGATAGGTGTGCAAACTCAAATTCTAGGCAACGATCCTGTCAAGGTTGTGGCTAGAAGATGAAACTGATCTGGATCGCATTATTGGTAATTGGTTGTAACACCGACAGCGCGATCTATCACATAAAACGTTTTTACGGGTTACCCGTGACAACCTCTAAGGCTTTAATAGTTTCGGAGGCTTACAGGGTAGCCCAAAAAAACAAACTCTCCCCTAGCTTGCTACTGGCTCTAGTCGAGACTGAAAGCAGTTTCAGGACGAAAGCAGAAAGCCAAAAAGGGGCTAGGGGACTCACTCAAGTAATGCCGTTCAACGCCAAAAGATGCGGATTACATCCTGATCAGCTTTGGGATGTATCGCTTAATCTAGCTTGCGGAGCGCAGATATTGAGAGAAGAGATCACAAGGTTAAAAAGCATAGAAAAAGCCCTAGCTGTGTACAACTCTGGAAAACACTGGAGTAAGGCAGGGAAAGCATATGCAAAAAAGGTTTTACAATTAAAAAAACAAATAGAGGAAAAACATGACAAAAAAAGAAGAAACACACAAAGAAAAGACAATTCATGAGGCTTTTGTACTAGCGCAAAAAGGCTTTGGAAAAGCACTAAAGACTAGCACAAATCCCCATTTTAAAAGCAAATACGCTGATTTGGGGGCTTGTATTGAGGCGGTAATAGACTCACTACACGAACAAGGCTTTGCTCTTATTCAGATGCCTAAGCCATCGGAGGAGGGTTTCGTAACGATAGTCACCGAGCTACTCTACACGACCGGGGAGAGGCTTTACTTTGGTGAACTAACTATTCCGGTAACGAAAAGAGATGCTCAAGGGTACGGCTCTGCTCTTACCTATTGTAGGCGGTACAGTCTCATGTCGGCTATGGGAATAGCACCGGAAGACGATGATGGAAACGTGGCTAGTCAAGCACCTGTAGCAAAACCTGCTACAGTTAAAAAGCCAAAGGCGGTTACGACTTACTACAATCTAAACGATTGTCCGGCAGAAAATAAAGAGGCTTGTGAGACCTATTTACTCGCTTCAAATGCTAAAAGGATTAGTGAAAATCTTTGGAAAAGCCCGATCAGGCTAGAAAAACTAACAAAATTTATAGATGAGGAGGCTTATACAGATGCGTAAAAGAAAACCCATGTTGCCAATTGGAGACGGTGAAGAGTTAGAAGTATTCTCAACACGATTAAAAGCTAAACATCTTAGATGGCTTAAAACTGAGGCTTTAGCTTGCGATATGAGCATCCAGGCGGTGTTAGAAGAAATAATTGAAGACGAGATTAAAAGATTAGAGGAGAAACTTTTCAATGGAAAATCAAATAGTTAAGGATGCGGCAGAATTTGCTTTACATTACACACCTTTTCGTCGAGCACCACAGAATAGAGATGACTACGCCGAAGCATTTAAGCAAGGTGCAATGAGTGTCCGTCACTACTTTGAAGACTTTCTTTTGGCAGTAGAAAAGAAGCTAAAAGGTAGTCGAGAGAAACTTTCCGAGTTTGAACTTGGTCAATTAGAGGCATTCTATTGGCTCCAGGATCACATGGACGGGCTTTTCGGAGAGTAAGCCGGGGAGGGGTGGCGAAAGCTACCCCTTTTTTTATAAAAAAAATCACCTCCCCAACGTGCGAAGTCGATGAAGAGGCGATCCAACAAAGGAGACAACACGAACACATGAAGTGGACGATTGCCCTACCCTTAGTATATCAAAACTTCTGACTCTTCACAATGAAAACTCTTAAAAGCTAAGAAGTCGTAGAATCAATTTTAAGGGCTTTTTATGGTCTAGGGTAGGCAAACCCCTATCTTTCTTCTTAAAAGCTAAATATGAGCAAGCTAGAAGGCTTCTGAGAAGCGATCTCGTCTTCCCCGTGGCGCACTTGAAGCAGTTTCGGCTCTGAGAGTGTCATAATCACATAGTTTTGTCTTTTTTCGATGCTGAACCCCGTCTTGATACCAAATATCCACCTGGAACACGGTTCCATCCTCAGTAACGCCCTTAAAACTACCTGTTAGTCTCTCTGATTCCTCTAGGTCGTGATTCTTGGCCTGTGCTATTTCAAAATACTGACTAGCTGTCGGTAAATCCGGCCTATATTGCTTTAACATCTCGTGAAGACTGGATAAATCTGGCTTTCTAAATTTCATGTTGAGTCACCTTTTTTAATCTTTCCGTTTTTATTTCTGTCTCCAACACTTCATTAAGCACATAGCCAAAATATTGATAGCCTGAAATGAGTAGGAAGTTTTTACCCTCCACCGCTTTCTGCTCAATTCTCTGCTGAAGAGGCACAAGCACATCTTTTGGACTAAGCCCGTATTTTTTTAGCTCTTCAAGCATAGAAATCAGCTCTTGATTTGAAAGCATGATGAGAGGGTACTTCTGAAGAGGACGACGACCAGCAATGAGGTAGGCGTTTGACCTTTCCCATTCCAAATTTCCAGTCGGCTCCATGAAAGCGTTTTTCAAATGCTTATTTATATCTGGATCAGGGTGTGTAGGTGTGGGGTGCTTATACACTTTTTTATCCACTTTATTATCTACTAGATCTATATCTTTATTATATGCGTGTCTTTTAGACACACCCTCCGTGTCTTTTAGACACACCCCCTGTGTCTTTTTGACACGCCCCCCGTGTCTTTTAGACACGGCCTCTGTATCATTTTGATACACCTCCGTGTCTTTTAGACACGCCTCATATATAGTCTCATAATATGCCAAACCATCCTCATCTCTTTTTACCAGCTTTCCTTTTTTAACTAGACTGTTACGGATCTTTCTGACAAATCCTGGCTCCATTGCGAACAATTCTGCAACGTGCTCCGAGCTGGCAAAACACCTCTTGCCGTTCAACTCAAAACCACGAACGTAGGCTAGGAAAACCTTTTCCGACAATGTAATGCTTTTGTCGTAAAATAGGTCTTTGGTCATGATGACGTAAATGTTACTCCACGGGCTTTCTTCCATATTTATTCTCCAAAAATTGTAAAACTTCACTTAAAACAAAACGTCTAGCACCCTTCTGTCCTCCGATTCGGATGACTGGCATTCCTGCTTTAAGTAAACGCTCTATTGTTTGAACGTGAACCTTTAAGCGGTCTGCTAACTCTTTTGTCGTTAAAAATTCTTCTTTTTCTGTTGTATCCATAGCATCTATTATGTAATATTACCACCAATTATAGTCAACACTTATTGAGGGAATTATGAGTAGAAAACCTATTTATTCGGCAAGAAGCAAAGGAATAGATGTAGCAGTCTGGGAGGGTAATACAGGCGCACAATACACAATCAGAAAGAGCTACAAGGACAAACAAACGGAGCAATGGAAGGAAAGTAAAACATTTTTTACTAACGACTTGCAGATTCTTCAGGAGCTTATAAGAGAGGCACTAGCTCACGGAGCTACAGTTGACGGTAATGCAGATGCTAGCAACGGGGTTAAGCAAGATGAGCGAGACTTTCAAAGAGAAAAGTTTCAAAAACCTGATTTTGACGATGACAGCATCCCATTTTAGCAAACAAAGGAGAAACATATGGCAACACTTTACGAGATAAACAAAGAGCTGTTAGCACTAGAGGAGCTATCAGAAGAGTTAGACGAGCAAACTTTAGCTGACACCTGGGAAGCCTTGGCAGTAGAGCGAAAGGACAAAATCGAGGCTGTTCTTAGCTATATAAAGCACCTGCGCTTCATGGCTGAAGGCATTAAGGCAGAGGCTAAAACCTTAGCCGATAGGTCTAAAAGCTATGAAAAAAGAGCAGAGAGCTTGCTAGGGTATCTCCAGGGGCAGATGGATGAGCGAGAGCAGTACGAGTCTAGTCGCCACAAGATAACCTGGAGAGCTTCACAATCTGTTCAGGTATCAGTAGAGGCAGAGAGTTTGCCTGAAGCCTATCAGCGAACAAAAGTTACTGTAGAGCCTAACAAGAAGCTGTTACTAGATGACCTAAAAGCTGGCGCAGAGGTTGAGGGTGTTACGTTAGTTAGTAAGCTAAATATGGGGGTTAAGTGAAAGACTTTACAGAAGAAGAATTGCAACCAATTGGCAAAATACCAGGAGAGGCAATAGATCTGATCAATTTTTGTTTGGAACAATTATACAAAGAAAAAGATAAAATGACCTCAGATGAGGTATGCAAGCACCTCACTTATGAAGACAAGATTATTTATAGAATAGGGGAATAAAATGAGTGAAAACAAAACGATTGTTAATGTAGTGACCGGGGAAATTATTTCTGGGGCTATAACTAACTATCCATTTTCTACCACTGAACAATATGCCGAAATAGTTAAATGTAGGGACGGAATATACCGCTACATAGACGAGGTAAGCGAGTCGGATAGGTGGAATTGGGAAGAAGCGAAGAATCTCGATAAAATTGCTGAAATTTATGCTAGCGGTATTGATATAGCGATTCTAAATGAAGGTTTAGGTTGCCAACAGATGGAGCTAGAAAGAGCATATAAAGCAGGTTATCGAGCTAAGGCGCAGGAAGAGAGACTTAGACTTGCCGATTTACACTCTCACGGGTCTGAAGTTCAGGAAATTGCGGCCGCTTGGGTAAAACAACGGGGAAGCACTTACCCGCTAGCCTTTATAGAGGAGTCTGCTTTTATAAACGGTTATCTAATAGCTAAAAAGGAGAAATAACACTGCGTCAAGTTGAAAAGTACGGTTCAATTTTTTAACAAACAAACAAACAAAGGAGACAACATGACATTTAGAGAATTCGATAACAGATGCGCAGACATAATTGCTTGGAGCCTTATTGGCAGCAAAATATGAAATAGAAAACATAAGGGAAAAAACATGGGTGTAAAGTGACCGACGATATTCAAACCTTTGTGGACAGGCTGACCGACTTTCTAGCTAACTGTGATGTTACAGAGCTAGAGGAAGGGCTTAAAGAAGCTCAAGAGTATTGGGATAAAGAAATAAAAGAGATAAAGGAGAAAGAATGGAAATAACATTAAAAGACATGAAAGAGTTATTCGGTAATTCAGCAGTAGAATTGCCGTTCGAGGTGGGTCAAACATGGCTTATCAGAACTGTGACTTTTGCTGTGACAGGCAGAATAAAAGCAATTAAGGGTAAGTTTTTGGTGCTAGGAGACGCTGCTTGGATTGCTGATACTGGTAGGTTTGGTGAGTGTATCGAAACTGGCTCGCTATCGGAGGTTGAAGTCGTCACGGTAGATGTGGTTGTAAATACCGATTCGATTGTTGACGCATATTATTGGAAACATGAACTGCCAAGAAAAACTAAATGATTAAAATAGTTACATTTTATGCTGGGTCTAGGTTTAGTTGGTCTTGGTCTTATTATGGTGAGTAAATGATTAAAGCAATTAGCGTTTTCAAAAATTTTTCTTGGTATGGTTCATGGTTTTGGTCTGGGTCAGCACCGTGGTTTTGCTCACGGGTTCAGTCGCAATCTAGGGTTTGGTTTTGGTCGACGATTTGTTCTTGGTTTTCCTCTAGGTCTAGGCACCTGTATCAGTTTAGGTCTGAGTCTGGTTCTAGGTCTTATTATGGTGAGTAGATGATAAGGTTATTGGATAATACTAGGTGTTGGTCAAAATCTTTTTTCAAGTGGCGATCCCTTTATTGGGCTAGAGAAGGATCTGCAATTTGCTTTATGCCAGCTAAACCATCTTGGTGCAGGACAATTTCTGGAATTAAATCACGATCAAGGTATCGCAAATGAACGCAAACATTCCACCGCTTAAAATTAAGATATTTAGCCCCTACTTAACCGATAACACCGACGGAGTAGAAGAGGGATATGCTTTTGCTGTTCAGTCGTTTCGGGGGAGATGCCTACAGTTTCACGTTCTAATGCAATCTGGAGCTCATTTTAGGCAAATACCCATAAATTACCTTTGGCACGACACACCAAACGATGAGACAGAGCTAGAGCTAGAGATGCTACAACTCTGGGACTGCTTCTCAAATAAACCTGTTGTTACAGTCTTTGACTTCCTGCGAGACTACGAGTGCAATGCAATACTCAAAGACAAAACAGAAATGTCAGCTTCGTACTGGTTTACGGTGGACTGGCTACCTGATTCTCATACTGAGTCAGGTGTCCTGCTCGAACCTGAGCAAAACAAGTGTGCCCATGTCTGCTTGCTTGCTAACGGGCAAGTTTGCGCTCTGCCGACCAATAGACTCGCTTTTAAGGATGCCTACTACATCGGAAATAGCCCTGGCGCAAAATCAAAAGGTTACACTACAATGGAGGGAATCCATTCAGCAGAGACTTGCGAGAAGTGGTCAGTAGCCAATACAGATAAGGTTTATTACTAAGTGACAAATAGCCGAGCTAAAGGAGCAGCAGGGGAAAGAGAGTTAGCTAATAAGCTAAAAGAATACGGCTACACAGCAAGAAGAACACAGCAGTTTTGCGGTAAGGCAGGTGACTCCGATGTAATTTGTGATGAGTTATCTAATTACCATATAGAGGTTAAACGAGTAGAAAGGTTAAACATCG